GCAGAAATGGTGACCTTGCCTACAGAACATACTTACAAGTTACACTTCCTGAGATCAATCAACTTATGGGTCTCGGAAACTACACTACCGGCCAAAACACTGGTGTCTATGCCCGTTGGTTAGACTACCCCGGTGAGCAACTTATTGCTCAAGTTGAGGTCGAGATTGGTGGTCAAAGAATCGACCGTCAATATGGTGACTGGATGCACATCTGGAATCAACTCACCATGACTGCTGAGCAACAACGTGGATACTTCAAGATGATTGGTAACACCACTCAACTTACCTTCATCACTGATCCTTCTTTCTCTGATGTCGAGTCCCCTTGTGACTCCTTGGCTCCTCGTCAAGTTTGCGCTCCCCGTAACGCTCTTCCTGAGACTACCCTTTATGTTCCTCTTCAATTCTGGTTCTGTACCAACCCTGGTCTTGCCCTTCCCCTTATTGCTCTCCAATACCACGAAGTCAAGATCAACCTTGATATTAGACCTATTGATGAGTGCTTGTGGGCTGTTACCACCTTGAACTGCCAAAATCAACCTTACGGTTCTAGTGCTCAATACACCGTTGGACGCCCTGTCCCTGCCACCATTGCCTACAATCAATCTTTGGTAGCTGCCTCTTTGTACGTTGACTATGTCTTTTTGGACACTGATGAGCGCCGCAGAATGGCCCAAAACCCCCATGAGTACTTGATCACTCAGCTCCAATTCACTGGTGATGAGTCTGTTGGTTCTTCTAGTAACAAGATCAAGCTCAACTTTAACCACCCCGTTAAGGAGCTCATCTGGGTTGTCCAACCTGATCAAAACGTTGATTACTGCTCTTCCTTGACTTGTGATGCTCTCCTCTTCAAGGTCCTCGGTGCTCAACCCTTTAACTACACTGATGCCATTGATGCTCTTCCTAATGCTATCCATGCTTTCGGTGGCCCCACTGCCGTTGCTCAAGATTCTCGTGCCTACATTGATGCCCAAGGTCTTTTCAATGACGCCGGTGCTATTGACGTCAATTTCGGTGAAAATTTCACTGGATACTGGCACGGTCCTTCCAACCCCTACAACCAGTCCAACATGGGTGGCCCCGATGTTGGCAACGCTGTGGGAACAGTTCCTGATCACAACGAAAACTCTGGTGTCTCTGATGCCGGCACCTTCGTCCTCTCTGAGACCTCTCTTGACATGCATTGTTGGGGACAAAACCCTGTCGTCACCGCTAAGCTCCAACTTAACGGCCAAGACCGCTTCTCTGAGCGTGAAGGATCTTACTTCTCTTGGGTCCAACCTTACCAAGCCCACACCAGAAACCCTGATGAAGGTATTAACGTTTACTCTTTCGCTCTTCGCCCTGAGGAACACCAACCTTCAGGAACTTGCAACTTCTCCAGAATTGATAACGCAACTCTTCAACTTGTTCTCAGTAACGCCACCGTTGAAGGTACCAAGACTGCCAAGGTTCGTGTCTATGCCACTAACTACAACGTCCTTCGTATCATGAGTGGTATGGGAGGATTGGCATATTCCAATTAAAAATCTTGTTACGATTTATCGTCACATTATCTTTTACATATTTTAATAATTAATTATTCCTTTTTAATTATTAAAGCAACAAACAATATAGAGACTTAACTATAATATAACTTATAAAATGAGCGTAGATATAGTAAACCTTATCGAGAACAACCCAATCACTAAATTTTCTGGTGATTATCAAAGCAAATTAGTTGAAAAAGTTAAGAATAATTTCACAAATTATGAACAACAAATGTTTTTATCAAGTTTTTACTGTTATTTAAAATATGATTCTAAAAATGATTACGTTATTGATCTAGATAATGTATGGAAATGGTTAGACTTTAGTCAAAAAGATGCTGCAAAAAGAGTAATAGAAAAAAATTTCTTAATTAACAAAGATTATAAAATTTTTGCTCCACAAGTTGGTGGAGCAAAAAAAGACACTAGAGGAGGTCATAATAAAGAAGTTATTATGTTAAATGTTGAAACCTTTAAAAAGTTTTGTTTAAAAGCTGGAACTAAAAAAGCTGATGAAATACATGATTATTTTATTAAATTAGAAAATATCATGTTTGAAATTACAAAAGAAGAGGGTGATGAGTTAAAACAACAAGTTCTTACATTAGAAAATAAAAATAAAAAAATGGAGGAAAAAATAATTAAACAAAAGGAATTAGATAATGAAAAATTTCTATTAAAAGAATACGCAACTATTGGTTCAATTGTTTATATAATTAAAGTCAAAACATTTGAGAATGGGCAATACATTATCAAATTAGGAGAAAGTCGTAGAGGTGTAAAGGATAGATATAACGAACACAAATCGAAATTCGAAGAGTGTTTATTATTGAATTGTTTTGAAGTAGACAAATCAAATGAATTTGAAACATTTTTACATACACATCAAAATATTCATCCAAATAATGTAACTAATTTAAAAGGTCACGAGTCTGAAAAAGAACTATTTTTAATTGGGTCTACTCTAACATATCAAACATTATTAAAAATTATTGATGATAATATTAATAATTACAAGTATAAAGTTAGAGAATTATTATTAGAAATTGAAAATTTAAAACTAAAGCTGCCTATTGAAGTAATTAATAATGACAATGAATTGTTAAAAGAATTAGTAAATAATAATAAATTACTTACAAATAAAGTATGTTCTCTCGAAACCTCTATTCAACTAATTCTTAACAAACTTAATTCTCAAGAAACCAAAATTGTTACAGGCTTTAACCAACAACTTCCACATTTGGGTCCAAGACTACAAAAAATTAATCCAGAAACAATACAGTTAATTAAAGTTTATGAATCAGTAACAGAAGCTATGAATGAAAATAAAAATATTAAACGTCCAAGTATAGCAAAAGCGGTCGAGGAAAATACAATTTATTGCGGGTTTAGATGGCAACTAGTAGAGCGAAATTTAGAACCAAATATTATTCATTCTTTAGAACCAACAAAGGAAACCAAAGTACAAAATTTAGGTTATATTGCCAAATTAAATATAGACAAAACGCAGATTCTAAACATTTATTTAGATAGAAAAACAGCAGCTCAGCAAAATGGATTTGAAAGTTCATCAGCCTTAGACAATCCAGTTAAAAATGGAACAATAGTAAATAACCAATATTACACATTATATGACAAATGCGAAGCGGATTTAATAAACAATTTTGAAGCAGAATATGGGAAACCACTTTTATACAAAAACGGTATTGGACAATACGATTTAGATAACAATTTGGTTAATGAATTTGCGTGTAAATATGATTGTATTCGTGAATTAAAAATGAGTGACAAAACATTAGCAAAAGCTCTAGATAAAAATGTACAATATAACGGATTTTATTATAAAAGTATTGGAAACAAATTAAAGATGATTTAATTTAAAATAAAAATGAAATTGTATTATAATTTAAAAAATAAATCATAATACTAAATACTACAATGAGCACACACAGCTTTTATTTCAAGACAGTTTATACTTGTCAAACTATTAACTATGACATTGCTTTAGACATGTCAATAGAGAATTTTATAAATTATGTTAAAGATAAAATTAGAGTTGATTTCGATATTGATAATAATTATGATATTGAGATTGTAAAGGCTGGTAATCCAGATAACATTAATGGACATGACGCTGAATTGGCACCCGCTTTAGAAGCAACTAATTATACTATATTACAAACATATGGCGATAATTATAAACAAATCGCATTTTATATTAGAAAAATTATTAGACCTCTGAGAATTAATATACCAGATTATGTTGAGAATGATAACGATAATGTACCTAACGCTCCTAGAGGAAATAATATTAATCGAAATATTAGTTAAAATAATCAATTAAAAAAATAATAAATTTTTATACACTTTTTATTATATTTTATATTTTTTTAATATTCTTCGGATTCCTCTTCGGGTTCTTCATTGTTAGCAGCTCCTCCGAAATCGTCATCAATATCATCAGGAACATCAACATACAAATTGTCCTTCCAAATTACCTTGCGAGTATTAAATAACCTATTCATATTTATAATTTCAGGTTTTTCTGTTTCAGATGTAAATAGCTTTAAGATTTGTTCATCGTCACGAAATCTAACAGTATAAGTTTGTTGGACATTATTTCTTCCAATACGTCCCATTGCTTGAA